TGCTCTGTAACGTATAGTAGACAACAAAAACGAGGTAACACGAAAGGTAACACGGATGATTTACAAAAAAGTTACCTTTTAATATTTTCCGCGGACTGGCGGTCAAAATTGAAAATAAATATAAAAATATTTTTGACCCTATATAGGTATATCCTGTATAAACTATGGGACGTGACCTAATTAACGGTGAAATCCTATGGCAAGAAAAGCAGCAAGTAAAGTGACTGGCAAGCCCCGTGAAACGCGAGGCCGACCGCCTGCAACTGTCGAACAGCCCCTAACACGCAAGCAAGAACTTTTTGTAAAAGAGCTTGTAAGTAAGGACGGCCAAATAACTTTGCGTGAGGCCGCTATCAATGCGGGATATGCTGTTACGTCAGCCCATTCGCGGGCATATGAGTTAACCAACCCGCACATTTCTCCGCACGTTGTCGCAGCGATCAACGCTTATCGGCGTGAGTTGGACGAAAAGTTTGGGGTGACCTACCAACGCCATCTGCGTGACCTCCAAACTATCCGTGATGTGGCTTTGCAGAACGGCGCGTACAGCGCAGCCGTTCAGGCGGAGTATCGGCGCGGTCAAGCGCAAGGCGACATATATGTCAGCAAATCTGAAATCCGTCATGGCTCGATCGACAGCATGAGCAAAGATGACGTTTTGAAGGCGTTAGAGGAAATCAAGCAAAGCTATGCCCCAGTCACCATCAACATCACTCCCAAAGAAAAAAAGAATGCCAGCAATCGCGGTAAAGCGCGAAGCAGGCTTTTACAAGCAGATGAAGGAAGCGACGCAGAAATCGAACCGCAAGATATTGTTGACGCGGATTGAAAATTCAATCGGTGCGGGCATCCCTGATGTTCTTTTGTGTAATGAAAGCGGCACGTTCTGTTTTGTTGAGTTAAAGTTTTTGACCAGCAACGCCGTCACCCTTCAACCATCTCAAGTGGCGTGGCTTTCCCGTCACCAACATAGCCCTTCTTGGATACTGATCAAAAAGCAGAACAAACCGACAGATGATCCGGAATTGTTTTTGTATCCCGCTAGCGCAGCCGTCGATCTAAAAATGGACGGGCTGCAAGCCGTTGAGCCGCTGCATCATCAAAAGGGGAAATTTAACTGGGATGTCATTTTTGACTTGATATGTCCTATATAATCCTATATTCAGGGGGTATTGTTAATTAATACGGGAGTTTTGAACGATGGCTAAAGCATTTTTAGAAGACTTCACCAATGAAGAGCTAAAAGCTTGTCTGTTAAATGACATGGAAAGTTTACGCGATGGCGGATGGGTTCAGCACGTTGAAGGACACTGTCCTGATGATGACACCATTGACGCTACGGTTTCAGTGATCGAAGAAGTGTTCAGGCGCGTTGACGTTTATTCAAAAAAAGGGGTGGCGGCATGACAAAACCTGTATATATCCATGACTTTGACTTTGTCTTTACCGTGCCGTCTTTTCAGGCTGACCCCGACAAAGTCACGCCGGATGAAATCGTCGCGCAATTCAAGCGAACCTTAGACAATATGGGAAACTGGGAAATTTTTGAACGGTCAGGCCATGTTCAAACAATAGACCCCGATATCCATATGACCACGGCGGCGGACTGGGGGTTGCAGGAATAATGTTCTTATTACATTGGATAGCCCGCCTCATACACGGCGACGACTGGGAAAGACACGCCAGCAAACCCCGAACCCGACGACGCCGTCGGCGATAAACTAAACAAGCCCCGCCCTGATCCGGCGGGGTTTATTTTTGCCCCGACAGTATTTTTAAAAATTTCCGCTTGCACGGGGTGCGATAATATGAGATAACGCGCATAGGCCTTTTTAACGGGGCGTCGGCCAGCCCCATCACAACTACGGGAAATAGTAAAATGAACCATTCAATTGAAAACAGCCAAAACACCCTGACACGCCTTTTGGAAAAGGTGCGCGACGACGCGGCGCGGCAAGCGGATTATATCGCCCCAACGCACGATTTGCAGAAAACAACCGACGGCGACGGCAACCCGCAAGTCGTTATTGAACAGCGCGGCGGCGAACCGACAAAAATTTTGCACGTTAACGACGTTGCTTTTGGTCAAATTGCGGGTCATGCAAATATTGACGTTAGAACCGCCCGCCGTTTGCAAGCGGGTTATTCTGAGCAATTCGACGGGCTTTTGAATGCAATTTGGCAAAAAGAACCCGCCGTGCGGATGCTGAGAACCCATGACGGGTTGGCATTATCCGACGGCGGCGTTGGCACGTTGCGGGCTTTTGTGTCGGATAAGTTTAAAACTTTTGACAACGTCAATTTGTTGCAATCGGCGTTGCCCCAACTGATGGAAAGCGACGCCCGTTTTCAGGTTGTAAACGCAACCGTTACTGATAAGCGGCTTTATTTGCGCCTAAAATCGCTTGTCCATACGGGCGACGGGGCGAACGTCGGCGACACTATGGCAAACGGTATCGGCTTGCAAAATTCTGAGGTTGGCGCAGGTTCTGTTTCGGTCTATCAAATTGCTTGGACGCTTGCTTGCCTTAATGGAATGCAAACCCAAAACAAAACCCGTTCGTCGCATATTACAAGCGGGCGGGATAGCGACGACTGGGGCAAGCTTTCCGATGAAGCTAAAGACGCCGATAACCGCGCATTAGAATTGAAAATTCGCGATTTAGTCGGGGTTTATTCAAGCCGTGATAGCTTTGACGCCGTTCTTGACAGCATGAAAGCCGCCGCCGCCGACGTTATAGACGCCGCCGCCGACAAAGCCGCCCTTGTCGATAATTTGGGCACGGTTATGAAATTGAGCAAAAAAGAGACCGGCGACGTTTTAAACGGGTTGCTTGATACGATAGGCCAATCTGGATATGAGCGCGACAAGCCGCTATCACGGGCGACGCTAATAAACGCCGTGACGGCGGTATCTCATAAAGCCGACGCCGACGCCGTGGACTTGTGGCAACAGCGCGGCGGCCAATTATTAAATATGAGCCGTCCAGACTGGCAACGGGTGGCGGTTGCCGCATAATCCCGCCCCATAAAATGACGACAAGCCCCGCCCTGATCGGCGGGGTTTTTTCATGGGGCTTGCACTATATGGGATAATGTGCGATAAAGCGGAAACTTTTAAATTTTCTATAGGGGTTTACAATGCTTAAAACAGTCAAAATCTCACAAGCGAATAAGACGGCGGGCGTTGCCGTTACATATCGGGCGGGCAAAGCTAACAAGTATGATACTTGCCCCGCGTCGTGCGAATTGAACGCAAGCGGGCGCGGTTGCGCCCCGTCGGAAATAGACGCCGAATATTTAGACGCCGTTCTAGATAGCAAGCCACGCGGCGGGCACGGGTTTACCTATTCCCATTTTAACCCGCTATTTTGGGCGCATAAATTAAGCCCGCTTAAAACGGTTATTAACTTTTCCGCCGCGTCAATTAAAGCCGCCGCCGCGTCGGTTGCGTCGGGCGTTCCCGCCGTTGCCGTCGTCGCCGCCGATTTTTGGAAAAAGAACGGCAACGCAAAAAACACAATCGCCGACGGCGTGCGGGGCGTGCGTTGCCCCGCCGAATATCTTGACGGCGTCGGTTGCGTAAATTGCGGCGGCGAAAAAGCCCCGCTTTGCGCCCGTTTAGAACGTGATTTTTTCGTTATGTTTACCGCGCACGGGGCGGGCAAGAAAAAGGCGGGCAACCCCGACGACGCGGGCGGTTGCTATGCTGACGGCGGGCGGGTTGCTATCCATTGGAACGCGACAAGCGCGGGCGACGACGACGGGTTGACCGACGCGCAACGCTTGCGGGCTTTTGTCAAAACCTTGCCGCCGCGTTCTGTTTTGCGGCATCACGTTGCGGGCGATATCGGAAAAGAATAAACCCGCCCCGCTTGCCCCGAATAAGCCCCGCATTGCGTCGGGGCTTTTCTTTTATGGGAATATATGCGATAACGAATTATCTTAATCATATGAAAGGTTTTAAATTATGGCTGAATATATCCAAACAAAAGACGGCGACGCCGTGCAAAAAATCGCGCTTGGCAATATGGGCGCGGGCGATTTGATAAAGCGCAAGCCCGACGCCAAGGCGGTTTATGTTGTTAATTTTCGCGAACGTGCCAAGCGGGGCAAGCCCGCTTATTATTCGCTTTCAAAATATGATGATATGAATAGCGAGATTTTCCTATCGGCTGAAACGCCCGTATTTGTCGGCTTTACGTTCTAAGCGATTTAAGCCCCATACAACGCCCGCAACGCCCTCGCCGGTATCCAACTGGCGGGGGTTTTTTTATGCCCGCTCATCGGCCTGCGTTGCGCCATTAAAAGAGTTAATCACGCCACGGGCGGCGGGGCGGGGACTATGGAAAACGTACGGCGGAAAATTTACCGGCAATCGTGATGCGCGGGGCGTTGCCCATTATATCCGGTAAAAAGCCCGGCAACCGGCAACCGGCAACCGGCAACCGGCAAGCGCGGGCAGCGGGCAGCGGGCAGCGGGGCGCGATACGCGGGGCGCGGGCTTAAAAACTAGGATTCCGATATCGAGTCAAAAAACCGTGAAAAATCAGACGTTTACCAAAAATCGCGCAGCGCGGCCACGGGCTCTGCTGGCGCAGGCAAGGGCCATGTTTCTGACAAATAGTTATATAAAAAACGATATGGATTGTTTCACGTGAAACATTGCCTATTTTTTAGGCACCTCCTGCCCAAATACTGAGCTTAGATTGCCTATTTTTTAGGCAAAAACGGAAAACTTGTTAACTGAGCAAAAAACAGGCATAAATATTTTATAAATTTTTTGTTCAGGGGCCCCCTATGGATGTTTCCGATCAGGAGTTAAAGCTTCGCCTGCGACTCGCGCAAATCGAGAAGAATGAAGCTTGCCAAGAGGACTTCCTAACTTTTGTAAAATCTATGTGGCCCGAGTTTATTGCTGGTCGTCACCACAAGATTATTGCAGAAAAGCTGGAAAGAGTTTCAAAAGGCGAATTAAAGCGCTTGATTATCAACATGGCCCCGCGCCATACGAAGTCAGAGTTTGCATCCTTCCTGTTTCCTGCGTGGATGATGGGCAAGAACCCACGGATGAAGATCATTCAAGCAACGCACACCACGGAGCTT